ATTCATAGAAGCTAACATGTCATCCATTGCTAACGAAGTAGCTCTGTTTACAAACATCATGTTTTCTTCAATAGCACCTTGCTTATCAAACTCAGCTAAAATAGCGTCAAATTCAGCTAAATCAGTAGCTGCATTGATACCAGTAACTCCAGAAGTAATATTACCTCTTTTTTCGATAGCAGCAAATAAACCTTCAGTACCCACGTTTTCAGCACCCGCTACAGATCCAGCTAGTATATGAGAGCCGTCAGCAAGAGATGCATCAGCATTTAATTCACCTTCTAACATAGCCATTTCTAAGTAATCATTAAAGCGAGCTCTAGTGTCAGATTCAGCTTTTAAATACCACATGTAACCACTTTGTCCGTCTTCAGCAGCAGTTTCAATCCAACCAATTTTAGAAACATCAGAACCTGATACCTCATAGTAGTCTTTTAAAATAATTGGTTTATTAGAAAAAGTTTTGAATGAAGGCTCGTTAGCTCCTCTAGACTCTTGTTGAGTAGTAGCAGCACCACCAGTCATGTAAGAAACTCCTTTTCCGTATTCAGAACCATAAACTAATATAGTACAAGATAAAGACGTGTTGCTATCAGCAATAAGAGCTGATCCATAAGCAGAAACGTCAATAGTAGCCGTTCCAGCAGCAGCCGTAACAACTAGCGCCTTATGAACTCCAGCAGCATTAGCAATAATGACAGTGTCATTCACCCTAATACCGTGGTCAGTAGTTTTTGCATTGCCGTCCATGTCTTGCTCAATAGTAACCATAGTTGTAACACCGTTACCAGCATTAGCACCATCGTTAGTATCTCCTGTTACAATCTTACCTTTGTAAGATAAATGTAAACGACCTTGCTCAGACCAAATAACTTGATCAGCAGACATCGCTTCTTCAGCTCCTACTTGTGAAAGAAATCCTGAAATAGTTCTCGGTCCGAAAACTTCAGCTTCTTTTTCCATAAGATCTGGTAAATATTGTTGTGCCCAACCGCCTGAGCCGTTTAGGTCTAAGTAATTTGTAGATAACGCCTTCTGCACATGCGAAGGAACGCTGTTTAAATCACCACCTGGAGTAATTGCCATAATTTTTGTTTTTTAATTTTTAAATTTATTGTTTTTAATTTTAAACTTAAAATCAGAAGAATCTTGCCCTAACACTTTAACTTTTAAACCACCCGCTTCAATTGTGCCATGACTTTGTCTTGGGTTCATATCAACGTTTTTGGCTTTAGCAATACTATTTTTCATAGCATCTGCTTTACCTTGGTCGTAAAAGTGTTTTGCAACAGCGTCGGCGTTCATAGCTGTATAGAGAGATTTGTGATAACCCTTAGCATCTGATAATGTATTATTTTTATCCAAAAACTTTTTGGTAAAATTATTTATATCGCTTTGGGTGTTCTTAACCTCGCTAGCATTGTTAACGTTAAACCTATATTTTTTATCTCCGACATTATATTCAAAACCTTTGAACTTGTCATTGAAAACCTGCTCGGTTTTCTGAGTAAAAACATCTGTATTTTGTTTAGCTGCTTTTTGAGTTACTTCTGACTCCTTGTTATATCTATCAAAGAAATTAACCGCTTTCTGTTGCTCTGTTGTGAGCTTTGATCCAGCTTTGATCTCTTCATAGTATGTAGACTTTTGCCCGTCTAGGTGGCTTTTAGCGCTTGCAACTTGCTCTTTTAACGCTATCTTTTTCTTTCTTATATCTCTATCGTCGTCTATATCTTCGTCGTAAGAGAACGTGTCTTCCATAAGGAAGTTAATTTCTTCTGCATCTAAATGAGGCTTTGTTTGCTTGTAATATTCATGTAGTAAACTAGTATCATCTAGTTTGCTATAATCTTGATTAAGCTTAACGTAGTCGCTTAGATCACCACCAGTCTCATCCATAAAGTTCATTAACTTTTGAATATTTTCTGGTAAAGGTTTTCCGGTAGCTTGGGCTTCCGCTATAGCTTCTTCAACCTGTTCTCCAACCTCTTCTACTTCTTCTTCAGTAATTTCTTCTAATACTGTAGTTTCTTGTGCTTGTGCTTCCGGTTGTACTTCTTCTTGTTCTTGTGGGGCGTCGGCATTTTCAGCGCTTGCAACCACTCCGCTGTCGTCAGCGTTACTTTTTTCAACTTCATCTTCTTTTGGTTTTGGTGGGTTGCTTAAATCGACTTTTGTAATTGTCTCTTCAATAGCTTCCCCTGGTTTTTTCATATTTGCTTTTACTTTTGTAACGTCACCCTTAGGTTCGTTTGGAGTTTTCTCCACTACTTCTTCTTTTTTTGCCATAATATAATATAATAATAGTTAATAAACTTATCTAGGGTCAAACACGCCTAAATCAAATCCGCCACCTAGTATATCATTACCTGATGACTCAAAGTTTTTAGGTGGTTTACCACTATTTCTTTGATCAATTAACTCACTTTGTTGAGTTGCTTGAATTTTTGTTCTTTCGTCCTTACGATCTTCTTTTTCTTTTTCACCTGTTTTTTTACCGTCTACCTCCATTCCTTTCAATTGCATGTTCATCTGGAACTCTAATTGCATTAGCTCTTTTTTGTGCTGAACTTCTTGCATCATTTTCTGAGAAGCTAACTGAGCTTTTAATTGTTCTAGCTCTCCTTGACTAGCTGTTAGGGCTTGATTTTTTTGAACTTCACTTTGTGCTGCTGCTTGAGCCGCTTGTTGGTTCATTTGACTTTGCATTTGCATATTTTTCTCTTGCATTGCTTGGTCTTTATCTAATTTCTTTTTTCTACGTAACTTTAAAAGTTGATTAGCTAGCTTTATGTTTCTAATATCTCTCACATCAATTGCGTCAGCCAGTTCTATTACTTGCTGTTGTAATGCCATTTGAATGTTGTTTTCCAACATCATTCTCTCTTCCTCGTCTGGCTGTAAATCAATGAATATACCAAAGTCATATAAATGTAACTCTTTAATCTCTTCTAATACCGCCGCGTTATGAACGCCTATAGCTTGTATAAAAGCATCTTTTGTTGGAGAGTATTCTATTATATCAGACACTCTAAGTGATAAACACTCGCAAACCTCGGCTGTTAAAAATAGACCAGATTGTAATATATGCCTGGTTGCCGTGTTTGAGTTAGCTGCTGCCATTTTTTGAACGCCAACTAAAGCGTTTTTATCTGGAGTACTACCATCTCTAGCTTCGTTAAGTCCAGTCACATCTCTTATCATTTGAAGATAGTAGTTGTATGTGCCGATTAAAGCTTGCATTTTATTGCCACCAGATCCAGATGTTATTTCTTGAATAGGTACTTTTCCTGGATTCATATCGCCTTCAGAAGTAAATGATCTACCAATAACAGAACCTGTTTGGAAAAACATGTTTAAAGCTTCTTGTGGGTTGTAGTTTGTTCCGTTGCCTAGATCAATCTCAGCTAAACCATCAGCATCTAAATAAACACCGTCTGGAACCATGCGAGATAGTATTTGCTGTAACTTTAAGTGAGTTAATTGAATCATGTCAGCAAAGCCAGTAATTCTTTTTACAAGTGAGTCAATTCTACCATCATACATTCTTGGCGCAACAATAGCATAATTCATTTTAACCTTAGTGTAATCACTTTTAGGTCTCATCATGTTTTTAGACATTTCCCACTTAAGTAGTTTGTCTGTACCTAGAATCATAGCGCCTTCATACAAGCACTCTATAGATCTTAACATTCTACCGTATCCACCTTCTTTATCTTCTGGTGGATTATACTGGTCATCTCTCGGTATAATCTTGTCTCCACCCGTAGCTGTTTCTTTAACTTTATAAACCTCATTCATATAGGTTTTGTAGTTAAAGTATATAACTTGAATCGTGTTGTTATCTTCTTTGTCGTAAGAGTGTCTAGCGTCGCGGTTAGACCTGCTGTTAGACTTATTTTTCATTATATCTTCAAGATCCTCTGCTAATAAGTGAGGAAATTGTTTTGCTAATTCATTTACCGGAATAGACTTCACTTCACCAACATAATATATGTCTTCGAAGTAAGGAGAATCCGTGTAAGAGTAAACGAGATTAGCTGGATCAACATAGTCTACAGTAACTCCTTCTGACGTGTTAAAGTTTGTTTTCACCGCGCCAATACCTAGCACTGTTAAATCGTGATAAAACCTCTTTTTTATTAACTCATACCTATTACCCTCTAACAAAGTGTTAATAGCTTGTTCTTCTGCTATTTCTATGGATTGCTTGTATGTTAACTGCATGTGAAGCTCTAACTCTTCGCTGGTCTCTGGCAGCTCTTCAATTTGGCTTTTTCTAACGTCAAGTCCTAAGTCTTGTTTAACCTGTGCGTTAAAATCTTTTAACCTCATATCTTTAAGTATATTTTCCATATACTCAGTTCTTTTAGAAACACCATTTGGATCTTGCGAGTAAGCTTTTACATCCCAAGTTCTTTCAGCAATACCATTGACAACTATATCTACAAATTTAGATATAATTGGAACAGGCTTCCAATCTAAATTTAAATAGGACAAATCACCGTTTATAGATAACTCATCCTTATATTTTTGAATAGACTGTTCGCCTCTAGCGTACAATCTTAAATTATGAAAATCATTGCTATTAGATTTATATCTATTAGCATTTCTATCATTGTTGAACCATTCTTGTTCTATTGCTTTACCAACTTTTAAACCATATTCGTAACTAAGCTTCTCAGCATCACCTACAGTTTGACTCGGAAAATAACTTTTAATGCCAGACTCTGCCATATTTATTTTTTAATTATTTGAGACATATTTCCGGCATTGTTGTACCTTGATATGTTTACGTTTAACTTAGGTTTTTCTACTTTTGCATTAGGGGCGTATAAGTGTCTATTATTAGCCATGATAGCTAGACCAGAACTTATTGACGCATCATGTTTTGTTCTTTTGTTTATGTCGAATCTTGACCAATCATTTAAGAGCTCATTAAAGTATAAGTCTCCAAACGATCCGTCTTGCTGTATGCCAACGTGATCTTGAATATACATTTCAATCGCAGCGGCGTGAGCTTGTTTTATATCTTCACTTGAATTAGGTATTCCACCAACTTCTTTTTCTGCTACAGATAATTTGTTCCATATCTTATCAGGTCTATTCATACTAAAC